TTTTATGTCAGAAAAAGAAAGATTTATTTTTAACTGGATTGCTGAGGTCTCAAAAGTAAGACCCGAATTAAATGGATTTGCCATTTGTCCATTTGCTTCGAAGTCAAAATATCGCATTGTAGAGTGCTCTGCAAGCGCCATAGAACCCATTCAAGACTTAGATGTGGTAGTTTATATCATCGAGGACCATTTTAATTTGAATGAAGTGCAAAAGTGGGTAGATATATGCAATAAAAAGTATGAAGGGTGGAAATTCTTTGAGGACTGTCGTGCATATGATGCATTCATCAATGGAATTAAAACCAATAACGGAAAATATAATTTGATTTTAGGGCAACCAACTCAAAAACTACGTAAATCTAGGGAAACTCTATCAAACACATCGTACTATGATATGTGGGATGATGATTATTTGAAGGAAATACTTGAAGATGATTATGATATTATTAAAAAACGGGATAGCAACCCCGTAAAAAGTTCTGATTTAACAGATCAGGAGCTAAAAAATGACCAAAAAAGTCGATAAAGACCAAAATTTCATGAAAAATGAGTGGGGAACTCGATATTTGTCATCTGAATATGGTTGGGAAAGTCAAATTGAGGACAAAAAAATGCTTCGTGAGATTGCAAATGATGATTTGACACCAAAAAAACATGATTTCTTTCATCAAAATGAAATTCATGAAAAAATTCGAAATGATGAGGACTATGATGACTGGGAATATGGCACCGAACCTTTATATGAATCCAAAAAACCCGAATAAATAATACAGTTTTTATACACTTTAATGCCTTTAGAGCGAGTCAGTAAGGGTTTTAAAGACATAAGTATGTCTTTTCAATCAAATCCTCTTAGTTATGACTTAATTGCACTTAACAATGCAAATGCGATTGCTCGCTCTGTTCGTAATTTGGTATTTACTTATCCAGGTGAAAGGTTTTTTGATGAAAATCTTGGTTCCAAAATAAGTCAGTCTCTTTTTGAAAATATTGGCGAAATTGAAGCGGCCGTAATAAAGGATGAAATTAAAAATACTATTGAAAATTATGAACCAAGAGTGATTCTTAATAACGTGATAGTCGCTCCAAATTTTAGTAATAATGAATTTAACGTGACAATAGAATATACAATAGTTGGAATTGATGTTCCACCTCAACAATTATCATTTGCACTTCAGCCAACACGATAAATGGCACTAGTTAATTTCACCAATTTAGACTTTGATCAAATAAAAAGTTCGCTTAGGGAATACTTAAGAGCGAACTCAAATTTTACTGATTACGATTTTGCTGGGTCAAACCTTTCATACTTAATTGATGTTTTAGCATATAATACGTATATCTCCTCATATAATGCTAACATGGTTAGTAATGAGGTTTTTATTGATAGTGCCACACTAAGAGAAAATGTTGTCTCTCTTGCTAGAAATATTGGGTATGTTCCACATTCTCGCTCAGCAGCAAAAGCAAATATATCTTTCTTTGTAGATACAACCATATTTCCAACAAAACCCATTACATTAACTCTTAAGAGTGGAGTTGTTTGCACTACAAGTACAACTTTTGCAAATCAAAGTTATTCTTTTATTATTCCGCAAGATATAACAGTTCCAGTTGTAAATGGAATAGCTTTATTTGAGAATGTTCAAATACATGAAGGAACATTTTCTACTAACAACTTTACTGTAGATGCAAACGACCCAAATCAAAAATTTATTCTACCAAATGCAAATATTGATATAGATTCTATAAGAGTTTTTGTAAGAGATACTGAACCAAGTACAGTAAAAAATTCATATAGATTGGCAACAAATTTGTTTGATATTGATTCGCAATCAAGAGTCTTCTTTATTCAAGAAATTGAAGACCAGAGATATGAATTAATTTTTGGTGATGGTGTGTTTGGAAAAAAACTTGAAAACAACAATTATATTGAAGTTGCTTATAATATTACAAATGGAGAACTTGGTAATGGAATCTCTGAATTTAGTTATAGTGGACGTATTGTAGATGACCTAAATCGCGTTGTAACGACTGGAATATCTCTTATCACTACAAATTCTCCTTCACAAAATGGAAGAGAGATTGAATCTGTAGAATCTATTAAAAAATATGCACCAAGAAAATATTCTGCACAGAATCGCGCTGTAACTGCTACAGATTATGAAACCATCATACCAAAAATATATCCCGAGGCGGAAACAGTATCTGTTTTTGGTGGAGAAGATTTAAATCCGCCGAGATATGGAAAAGTCTTTATAAGCATAAAACCAATCAATGGTCCATTTGTATCAAACCAAGTTAAAGATAATATTGAAAGAGATTTAAGAAAGTATGCTGTTGCCGGTATAGTTCCAGAAATTATAGATTTAAAATACCTTTATCTAGAAACAGATACTACTGCATATTATAATTCAAATACAACATTTGATCCAAATTTCCTAAAGGATAAAATATTAAACAATATTAGAAGATATTCTGATTCAAAAGAGCTTAATAGATACGGTGCAAGATTTAAGTACAGTAAATATTTGAAAATTATTGATGATTCCGATAGTGCGATTACATCAAATATAACTAAAGTTGTAATTAGACGCGATGCAAGAGCAGTATTAAATACCTTCTCTGATTATGAAATCTGTTTTGGAAATGCATTTCATATAAAAAATCCAAATGGATATAATATCAAATCATCTGGATTTAATGTTTCTGGCATATCTGATACTTTGTATATTGGAGACAAACCAAATCCGGGTGGAATTACTGGAAATATTTTTCTATTCAAGTTAAAAGATGCTCAACCAGTTATTTCTAAAAGAAACGCTGGAATAATTGATTATAAAAAAGGCGAAGTTAGATTATTCCCATTAAATATAATTTCTACTAAGAAATCATCGTTTGAGCAACCAATTATCGAAATTTCTGCTATTCCAAAGTCAAATGATGTGATTGGATTGCAGGATTTGTATTTGCAACTAGATAATAGTAGCATTAAATTAAATATGCTTTCTGATGAAATTTCTTCAGGTTCAGACGTATCTGGATCTTCTTATAAGTTTACATCAAGTTACACTAACGGAGACCTCGTAAGAATATAATAAAATGACAGAAACCAGAATCAAAATTAGTTCAGTTGTTGGCAATCAACTTCCTCAGTTTGTTAGGGAAGAATTTCCTTTAGTATCGGAATTTTTATCTCAATACTATATTTCTTTAGATAGTAAAGGTTCATCTAGCGACATACTGCAAAATATTGACCAGTATGTTAAGGTTGATAATCTAACCAATTTAATAGAATCTACAACTTTAACTTCCGATCTTACTTTTTTTGGTTCTACAATTAATGTAACTTCTACTGCAGGTTTCCCCGATTCATATGGATTAATTTTAATTGATTCTGAAATTATTACATATAAATCAAAAACTTCAACAACTTTTGATGGTTGTGTTCGTGGATTTAGTGGAATTACTTCTTATAACGAATTATTATTTTCGGAATCTGAAACTCAGCAGCATACTTCAGGTTCTATTGTAAATAATCTTAGTATTCTTTTTCTAAAAGAATTTTTAGTTAAAGTCAAAAAACAAATTACCCCAGGATTTGAGACAAGAGAGTTATATTCTGAGTTAAATGAAAGAGTTTTTATTAAGCAAGCAATAGATTTCTATTCATCCAAAGGAACTGATAATTCTTTTAAGATTTTATTTGGAGCTCTTTATGGCGAAAGAGTAGAAATAATTCGCCCAAGAGATTATTTGATTCAACCTTCAGATGCTCAATATCGCATTACTTCTGATTTGGTTGTAGAAGCAATTGAAGGAAATCCTGAAGATCTTGTCAATACGACACTATATCAAGATGAAAATGATTTTTTTGGAAAGGCGCAAGGAACTATAACTAAGGTTGAAAAAATTAGAAGAGGTGAACGTGATTATTATGTAATCAGTTTGGACTCCGACTATGATAAAGACATCTTGCCTAGGGGCACAGTAATAGGTAATTTTAACATAAGTCCTAAAACAAGAACAGTAATTCAAACTTTAATTGGATCGACAACATTAGAGGTAGATTCTACTGTAGGATTTCCTGTCAAAGATGGAACTCTATTAGTTGAACTTGAGAATGGAACATCACTAAACATATCTTACACTAGTAAAACTTTGAATCAATTCTTAGGATGCTCTGGGATTACCCAAGATATTTCAGAAAATTTGGAGATAAAGACTAATTTTTATGCTTATGGATATGGTAAAGATAGTGATGAGGTTAGGATTAGAATTCTTGGAGTTTTGTCTGAATTAGAAATACCGGAAGACACAAGTTTTTATTCTAAAGGAGACAATATAAAGATAAAAACTCTAGGAGTAGATTTAAAGGATTATAAGTCAAATAATTGGTTTTTTAATGTTCCGACAAAATATAATGTAAGTAGTATTGAAATGTTGGATAATTCCGACTCTTCTTATAAAATAAATCTTCACGACAATCACTCCCTCAGAATTGGTGACTCAATAACAATAATTTCTTCTAGCAGTGATGAAATAGTTACAAATGTAATTTCTTATGATAATGAAAAATCATTCACTGTTCAATTAGGTTCAGATAAATTATCATTGGATGGCAGTTTTTCTTATATTGTAAAGAAAAATTTACTTAAAGTATCATCAATTAATTATCCCACACTGAATCAGTTTACTGCAAATGTTCAGAATGTTTATTTGGGTGAAGATAATTCTCTATATGTTGCCACACCATCTTTGCCGTCATATTTCAATCAATCCTTAGAAATAAATGATTCTTCAATAACTTTCAGTGGAAGTTTTAGTGGAGAAACTTTAAATATTGGTAGACATGGGTTTTATACTGGAGATTCCATTGTATACAAACCATCACCAGGTAATACATTAGGAATACAAACCGGCGTTTACTTCATCAAAAAAATAAGTGCAACGGAGGTAAAACTATCCAGAAGTAGAATTGGCATATTCACCGAAAATTTTGTTTCTGTGGATGGAACAGTTTCGGGTGCCAAATTTGAACTTAAGGATTTTACTTTTAGAGATTTTTCTACACAACAATTGGAGTCTCAAAAGCTAATTAGAAAAATTTCAAGTCCAGAGATTGATGGAAAAATTTATGAAACACAACCAGGTCTTACTGGAATTTTTATAAATGGTGTAGAATTATTAAATTATAAATCTAAAGATAAAGTTTTTTATGGTCCAATTGAAGAAATAGTTCCAGTTTCAGGTGGATTTGGTTACGATGTAATAAATCCGCCAGTATTGTCTATTTCTGATCCTATTGGGTCTGGAGCGATTGGCCATTGTTCGGTTAAAGGTGAATTGAAGAGGATTGATATTGTAGATCCCGGATTTGACTATCTAGAAGAACCAAAAATTGAAATAGTTGGAGGAAATGGGTTCAATGCCTCAGCTAAAGCAAGATTGCTCAGTTTTGACCATGAGGTTTTCTTTAATTCTGAAGATTTTGCACAGCAAGTCAAAATCAATCCAATAAATTCCATACAATTTTCCAATTGGCATAAGTTTCGTGATGCTGAGGAAGTAGTTTATGTAACAGATGGGCAAGCAGCAGTATCTGGATTGACAACCAATGCAACTTATTTTGTATCCATCCAAGATGAATTTACTGTTAAACTGCATAATTCTTTTTCCGATGCAGTAAATAGAATTAATGAAATTCAATTATTGTCTTATGGTGCAGGAAATCACTCCATAAAATCAAAAATTAAAAAGAAAAAAATAGGATCTATTACTATTGAAAATAGTGGTTCAAATTATCAAAATAAATTAACTACAACAACCACATCGGGAATTAATACCGCATCAAACATTATTAATATAAAAAATCACGGATATGAGAGTGGTGAGATAATTGTATATAATGCGACTGGAAATAGTGTTGGTGGACTATCCTCAGCAAAATCATATTATGTAACCAAATTAAATGATGATGAGTTCAAATTGTCCCAAATCGGAATAGGATCCTTGGGAATTACCACATCATTTTATTATGATACAAAACAATATATAAATCTAACCTCAAGAGGCTCTGGTACACATAAATTTAATTATCCAGAAATTAAAGTATCTGTTACTGGAAAAATTGGCGTGTCTACTCTTAGTGGGCAAAACTTTAATGCTGTTATTCAACCCGTCTTTAGGGGAGAAATTCAGACAGTTTTTGTTGAGTCTGGTGGTTCTAGATATGG